CTGTTTCTACATCTTCCAGTAATTCGTCTAATGCTGATACTGAATCCTCCTGGTTTACATAACATCTTACTGTTACATTTAAAAATCTGTCCTTATAGCCACCGGTTTGATACTGCCTAGTCTCAGATCCTGCATTCAAATGAACTGCGGGAAATTCTTCCACTTCGTCCCAAAACTTAAGTCTGGAACTCGTTTCAGCAATGGCTTGATAGTATAAGCCTCTACCATCTATCTTAGCTATAATATTTGCAAGTGCTGTAGTTATCCCTGATCTACGAGAAGTATATGCTCTTTCATTTGCCACTACAGTCTCCTAGTATAGAATCTACCTATAGCCAATTGGGCTGCTACTTCCCGAATCGACTTATCAATTAATTTTCTTGGGTCTCTCTGCGCTGTAGCCCAAGGAGCTGACCCTTCTCCTACTTCAAATACTTGATAAGGGTTCTTAGCATAAGTATACCCAAAACTCGGATGTCCTTGTTTTGTCATGTTTACGTCTTGTATTTTAACACTGTTTGCAAATCTGCCTGTTTGGTTCTGAAAGCCAGGAGGTCCCATATTTTTACGCACAGTTTGCGGCAACTTCTTGTTTATCATGGCAATATTAGCTATTTGGTTAAACCCCTGTCGCGAACTTTTTTTCTTGCGGACTAAAGCGCCAAGAGCCGCAGGTAACCCCTTATCCCTGGCTACTTTTATCTTACTCTTTTTCTTTGTTTTCCCCTTTGCGTCCTTTGTATTTCTCTCGTTAAAGGCAGCTTTCTTTTTACCCGTCGTTTTGGCATTCTTACTTTTAGGGGCTAGATTAGAGAGCACTACTTGACTAACTAAGTCGCCCAAAGGGGTGGACCCTGTTAAATTATTCTCAATTTCGTGGGCTATTCCATCTTCTAAAGACTTCAAAGCGGCGTCCTCAGCGTCTTTTTGTGTTTGATTATCTATTGCCTTTTGCCATGTTAGTATGGGTATATACTTCTTTTTTAAGCCCCCATTTTTAGTGTACATTTGCTCATGCGTAATTTCTACTTCCAGGGTGTTTAAGTATGTATCAATTAATTCATTTACTTTTGTTTGGTCACCCTTAGAGCTAGTTCTTGATAAGAAATTCTGTGCTTTGAGTACCTTGCCAGCACTGGTTGCTACTCCTCGACTATTTTCCTCATGGCCCAGCTGGGAGCCAAAAAACTTACCTTCGCCCCCAACTAAATCTAACCCCTTGTCTCCCTTCTTAATAAAGCTGGAGGCCTTAATAATATCTCCGAGTTTTTCGTTGCCCCCTTTCGCTCTTTTAATTGTATCATACTTATTAATTATATAGCCTACTTCGTCCCCTTGAGGTTTTAAATTAAGCATAGCACTTCGTAATTCCTGTAACCTAGCTTTACTTGCTACGTTAAATTCCTGTGTTTTTAAGTAACTATCCCACTCTATCCAGATTTTAGCTAAACTTACATCGTCCAGTTTTGGGCCAAATATATCTGTTAAAGCTTCTTTAAATCTAGCAGGGCTTACAAATAATATTTGTCCTGTTTGTTGTACTAAGGATGTCCGGTCACCTGCTTTTTTTATATCAGCAAGAACTTTCTTTGCTAGTGTTTTTGCAGACATCTAAAAGTTTTTATACAAGTCTAAGACTCGCTTAATGTGGTCTGGAAAAGAGACATTATCTCGTTGTGTAGAACTACTTTGATTCTGTATACTAGCACCGGCAATACTCTGCCTAGACTTGTGCTCATCTTTTAAGTAGTATGTAACCAAATCAAGTACCGCTAACTTAAGATCAGCAGGTACTGCACTATATCCGGCAGTGTACACTATCTTAACTGTTTCTATACCTATTGGCCACGGTTTATAACCACCGGAAGTTGTTCTGTAAATACAGTCTGTTGCTTTATTAAGAGCGTATTCCTGTGCACCGACTGTAAGAGTAGTTAGAGCGCCCCCATAAGAAGTCGCTTCTTGTACACTTACTATTGCATTCACAGGGCTTTCTGTTAATTGTACTAAGTGGGTACTCCACTCAATACTAAAGGTTTCTGTTTTATTCGTAGAGAAAAAGTCTACGAAACTATTACCGCAATAAGTTTTCACTAATTGACTTACAGACGGGATTAAAACGTTCAGGCGTGCGTCTTCCTTAGGCTGAGATATACCCTCTGCCGTTTTGTACTCCTGTAATGTTATTAAATCTGCCATATTCTATAGGTCCATTAGTAAAAACTTGGGGGAGAAAATCTCCCCCTCATTTCTATACTTTCTAAGTATTAAGCAACAAAGTCAAGCTTAACAGAAGGCTGGTTTCCACCTGCACCTGCAACGATTTCTTCGAAACCGAGAGACTGACTGGCGACGATTACTCGACGCTGGTTCATTACTTCGTAATCCTGCTCAACGGTTACACCGCGAAGACGAGGCACTACATAGTTACGCGTGTAAACTGCAAACGCGGCGGGAATGCCAGCAGCTTCTGCAGCAAACTGGTCTGATACAACTACAGGAGTACCATAAACGGCTCCAACAGTACCAATTACTCGTACTGCCATGTCAGACCCGACTTCATCAATAGTCTGGAACTTAACATCGTCTAACAGGTCATAGTAGCTGTTCTGGCTTACAACGTATGCCAGCTCAGATGGGTTCAAACCGTACGTGCCCATTCCTTGACGCATGTCAAGCAAGATATCAGAAGTCAACTTAGCGGCATCAGAGATGTCGAGAGTTGCACCATGAGTAGCAGCAACACCGTCAAGACCTACGACGGAACCGCCACCATTAAGAATGGCAGATTCAACAGCTTTAGCGTGAGCACGAGCTACTGATTCAACAATCATAGGCATCAGGTTAATAAGAACCTGCTCATCTACATCGTTATCCATGAACGAGCTTGAAATCAAGCGATAAGCGTTCAAGATTACTTGCTTAGGCTGGAACTTGTTAGCATTACCGCCGGAGTTACCCTGGTTTTGCAAGTTTCCGCCAGTAGCTGAAGTCGCCCATGCAGCTGCAGAAACGTCAGGCTGGATAGGTAATACAGTAGCTGCACCATTTACAGGGATCTCACGGAACAAACGAGCTACCTTCAACTCATTTTGAATTTCTTTCTCAATCAGATTAGAAACTTCCTGGTCAATATCAGCAGCTGCAGTAGTATAATCAATACCGGCCTTCTCTTGAAGCTCAATACCATACTGAGTATTCATGCCTTTTTGAGTCATAACACCAAGTAAATGAGCTGTCATGAACTCGTTGCCCCACTTAGATACGTCACCTTTAGAGGAACGGTCAGAGAAAGTCTTTTTGCTATTTTGCATAGCTGAAAGCTCAACTTGCTTCTCTTCAAGTTCTTTTTTGTACTTCAAGATAGTCGCAGCAGTAGTCTCTTTATCAGATTCCATTTCCTTACGAATATCTTCAATCAAACGCTCTGCACCTGATTCTACACCAGATACGATAGCGGTTTTAACTTCTTCTTCTTGTTGAGCCTTAGCTTCTGCATCTGCAGTTACTTGGTCATCAAGATCTTTTTGTGCAGCCACATCGGCTGCTTTTTGCTCGGCTTGCTTCATTGCGATTTTAGCAGCAGTTTCCTCAGCTACTTTTTTAGCAAAAGCTTCCAAGTCAACGGGTTGTTGTGTCTCTTCAGACATTTTGATCTCCTTTTGGACTTGCGTCCCGTCACTATTAGTGAAAGTTTTTTTGAAATCCTCATACTCTGACATAGAGTCAAAAGATTTCGCTAGTGAAAAAGTAGCTGATTGATTACACGGTACCGATACTACCGATACCTCAAATAACTCAGCGTCCTTTATTCTTAATCCGTCGGTTTCCTCTAGGTAATCAGCATCCTTGACTCGGAAACCAACTGAAAAGGCCCCAAGAACACCGTCTTTAACTAACTCAGCTACATCACCAGCAGATTTGCTGATTTTTGCAGTAAGCTCCAATCCATTTTGAGTGCTCTTTAAACCAGTAGCTCTCCCAATAGGTCGGTTATAATCATGATTGAAAAGAATAATAGGATTCTTCTCAAAGTTGTGCAGTCCACCTTTAGTCCATGCGTCGGCTGAAATAGAGTCGCCAGCGCGATCAAAGTCAGCAGTACTCGCCATACCTCGGATCATTATACTACCGTCATCCTCAGTATGAGACTTAAAAGTAGAGGTAAGATTAAATATCTTTTCCATTTACTTCCTCTTTTACTGCTGATTTAACAGCAGGCTTACCCTCAGCCTTTGGTGCGGGCTTCGGTGGTTTTGGTGCGACAGGCTTTGGAGTAGGATTTTCCTTCTCTTTAATCTCTGCCCACACTTCTGGAAGAGTGCTCTCGATAATAGACAACATCCGACTCCAGTTTCCAAAAAAGTTCAGTGCAAGTCCCGCTCGAATTGGAACGTTTCCAAGTTTTTCATAATCATGTTTGGAAAGAATCTTACCCTGCTCTAACATAACCATTGCTACGGCTTCTAGGGCTTTATTTCTTTGTCTTATACTTCCCATTACTCTTCTATCTCCTCTACAGGCCTTCCGCCTTCATCGGGGTTAACTGCTGACCCAGCAATATTTGCCGGGATGCGTATTTCTTCTGTACCTTCGATAGGCTCAAAGCCTAATCGCTCTCTTGCTTCTGCTGCTGTAATAATACCCCCATTTACTAGTGAAGTATAATAAGCAGAAGAGTCTCTCAGTTCTGGTTGCAGAGCGGGAATATTAGAAATGTCCTCACTAAGTTCAAAACCAAAAAATCTTTCTAATCCATAGTTGATTTTTCGAACTATAGGTAGTATAGTCTCGAGATAGTACATGCGCATATTGGGGCGAATGTTAGCGTTGTTACCAGAGTCCAACATAATAGGTGGGATTCCTAACGCCTTCAAAACAATCTTTTCATTTTCTTCAATTGAACTTTGAAAATCCAATTCTTTAAAATTTACATTGGATATCGAGTCCACTTCAATTCCGCCATCTAGGATAAGGGGTCTTCGACCTCCTGCATCTGGACGGTATCGTGCTTGCCAAGAAGCCATCATTCGTTCTTTGATCTTCTCAGAAAGTGTATTGGGGGATTTTAGTACTAATCCGGGTACTGCTCCATTCTTGAAAAAGTTATCCTGAAAGGCTCTCATCGACTTCATAAGTATCATAGTACGAAGTGCGGGCTTCAGGCGGGGTACTCCACGGTATATAGAATGGAACGAGTTTTCTTTAATATGAATAATCTCATCCGCACTGAACGTAACATCATTCATTGTGTAGTTTTCTATAAACGTATCTTTACTAGGATTGATTTTTACGTCCGTGGCAGGTAGGTGGTACAAATGTGCACCGTCAAAGTACATGAATATGTTGCCATCAATAAGAAAGTCAGTAATAAGATTACGCTTAAAACTATTAATGTCTTGGAAGGGGTTTGGAGACTTGTTAAGAAGCGTTTCTACTTTGGAACGTTTGATCCCAGGAACTACGCCTTTAAAAGCATTGACACGAGAGACAGTAGTAGGAATCTCAGCTACGTCATCCACAATCATATTTACGCCACGGTTAACAACTTCAAGATCCTCATAGGCTTTCTCGTAACTA